GCACGCCGGTCTGCGCATTAGCGATCAGACGGCGCACGTCGTCGGGCAGGTCGGCAGTGGCCAAAAGATTGACCGTGACGTTCATCCGCTCTTGCAGAAACGCGTAGTTGATCATTTCTGCGGCTGCGATAGCGCCTTCCAGCGAGCCAAGCTGTGCGTTCAAAGCGTCGATCTGCGTGGCATCAAGCGCCGCGCCACTGTTCAGGTAATCGCGCACCTCGCCCAGCAGATCGACCTGCTGACCCAGCAGCCCGGCAACCACGTCATGCCGTGCCCCCTCGATATCGGACACGCCAGCCAGCAGGCTGAGGTCCGACAGCACGCGCGCCTCGATCCGCGCCAGATCAACCGCGGTGCGGGCGGTGCCTTGCGCGCTGCCCAGCAGCATGTCGGCCGAGCGCGCAACACTCTGCGCCGCGTCCATATCCCCGGCCATCGCCGCCGCCAGCGTCATTTGGTACTGCGCCTCGTTGAATGCCTGCGCTTGTGTGGCGCTGGTGAGTGCCCCGGCTGTGCCGCGCATCTTGTTGATCACATCGCGCAAGGTGCGGCTGGTCTGATACCAATTCCGCGCCGCCGCGGCGTTGGCCTGCTGCGCTTGGTTCGTCGTGGCGATCATCGAGTCAATCTCGGTCGTGACGCCGCCGACCATGCCCGCAAGCGCCGCCGTCAGATTGGCGACTGCGGGCAAGATTTCATCGAACGCACCTGCCAGCCCGATCAGCGCCGCATAAGCCTTGCGCCCCGACTCTGTGGTCACGTCCAGCGCCTCGATCATGGCCCGGAATTGAGCGCGGGTTTGCGGCATGGCGACGCCGATTTCGGCAAGCGCGGCGGCTGTCTGCCGGGTGGTGACCGCCAGTCGTTCCGCGTCGGTGTAGAACGCCGCGAAATAGCGCGACGTGGCGCTGTTCATGGCATCAAGGCCCCCGAAGGCATCCACCAGGTCAGAGGCCACAGCAGCCCCTGCCAGCCCCACAGCGCGGAACGTGTGGCCGAGCGTGTCGCCAACGAAGTTTACCGCCGTCATGCTGGTCGAAAGCCGCTCAAGGGCTGCCATTGCACCCTCGCCGTCCTTTTGCAGCGACTGCAATCCGGGTGCCAGCCCGGCGAAAGCATCACCAAGGCCGGTCAGTTGATTTTGCAACTCGGCCATGACCTGTTCTTCGGTCATGCCTTTTGTGGAGAATGTGATCTGGTGTGCGAACGCCGCAAACGCAGTGCTACCAATCCCGAGCAAATCGGCCATGTCGAGGATATTGTCTTGGATTTTGCCGACCGCTTTACCGATCGGGTCGGACAATTCCTCGGGCGCGGCATCGAATGACGTGCGCACCTTTTTCGACAGGCCCCAGAACCGCCGCGTTTCAACGATGCGGAACGTCTCGACCAGAGCCTGCATCCCGTCGATGGTCACGCGCAAGCCACTATCCAGCAGCGTGGTCTTCTTTTTGAAGAAGCTGAATATGGCAGCTACCGCCAGCAGCGGCCCGGCGATGGCCCCGGCGGCGGTGGCAAGGCCAGTCAAGCCGCCGCCGAGTCCCCCGAGGGCCGTCTTGACAGCGCCGAACGCCCCGCTGATCCCGCCTGTCGTCAGGCCGGTCCAGACGCTGCCCATGCCACCCATGAAGGCTTTGCCGAGAAGTCCGATTTGGCTGAGAATGCCACCAGCCCCGCCCGCGCCGCCGGGCACAGCCGCCGCCGCTCCGGCGATCCCGCCACCGCCAACGCCGCCGCCCGCAAGGCCAAGGTACGCCGTGACCCTGTTCTTGAGGTAAAAGGCAATTATCTGTTTCAGGGTGTTCTTGGCGATGTCCAGCAGCCCCTTGAACCCGCCCTTGAACCCGTCAACCATCCAGTCAACCGCGCTACCAATACCGCTGACAACTATGCCTTGCATGGCGTCGGCGTATGCCTTGGCGGCCTGCTCGGCGGCGGTCATTTCAGCGGCCAATTCTTTAACCTTGCCCCCGGCGGCACCGGCCGCCGCGCCCGCTTTGATCGCATCAGGAACAAACGCTTTCAGTTTGACGGCAGCCGCTTCTGACTCATCTCTCAGTTTTTGCATGGTAATTGCGGTTCTAGCCAATCCAGCCGCAGCCGCATCGAACTTTGGATCACGAGGATCAAATATCACCGTGCCGCCGCCGCCTTTTGCTGCGCCCGCACCGGCCAATGCCCGTGCAAGACCAAGGCTGACGCCAAGCTGCGCCGCGAGGTTGGCCGCAGAGTTTGACGCGTCTGCAAAGCTGATTCTACCGGCTGCTCCCGCAAGACGCGCCGCCATGTCAGCAGCGTTGCCTATCGTTATCTCCATGTTTGACACCGCGTGATCAGCGGCAGAGACGCGAGCCTCTGATTCCATCAGGTCGCCGTTGAGACGCTCAATTTCGGCGCGAACTGCGGCCATGCGGTCAGTCTCGTAAAGGCTCGCGCCAAAAAGATTGGTGTAGAATGACGCTGCCTCAAGTTCAGCGTGCGCTGTCTCAAGTGCCATTTTAACTGCATCCCGAGCACGTTCTGCTTGCAACTTCATAGCGGCAAGATTTTGCGAAGTCATGTTTTGATAGAAAGTGTCCGTCGCAATATTCAGGCGCTCTTGCTCCCCAGCGAGAGCGCCTAGTGACGTCGCATAGTTTTGGGCGGCAATTTTGCTTTCTGAAAAGCCCCGGTAGATGCCCGTGATTGCCGTCACCAAAGCCACAAACGGAATAGCATTAAGTGCGAATCCAAGCGCTGTTCCAGCCAGTGCCGCCGCACCCAACGCTGTGACCAAGCCGTACAGCGCTGTGATTGCAGCCGGAATAAGCGTCGCGCCCAGAACCCCCAGACCAATCAGCAGGAAGTCGATGTTGTCTACCAAAATAACCAGCGCACGCGCTGCCACTTCCGCCGCCGTGAAAAACGCCGCGCCGATGGCCTGCACAGCCGCAACAAAGCCGGGCGCTGAAACAGTCGCGACCAGACCTTCGATTGCAAGCCGCAGCCTGTCCGCAGATGGTCCGGTCACTTCAAACAGATCGCCCCAAGCATTACCCAACGCTGCCAGCGCGCCGCCGAGGGTCGCCCTTGCCGCCTCCGCAGACCCGCCGAATTGGCGCTCCAATTCCTTGAGGATGATGGTTTGCGCCCCGACGATGTTGTTCGTCTCGACCATCGCCTTTACGGCGTCCTTTTGCGCTTCGGTGAACTGGATGCCAGACCGGGCCAGCGCCGTCATGCCAAGGACCGGATCGTTCAACGCCTTGCCGACTTGCAAGGCTGCCGAGTTCAGGTCGGTGCCCATCGCCGTGGCGAGGTCCAGCACTGCCTCAGTGGCCTGATCAAACTGCGTTCCCTTGATATTCGTAAACGTCAGCAACAGCCCCTGCATCGCATTGGTCGCTTCGTCGCCGAAGTTTGTCACTTTTTGCAGTGCCACCGCATGGGCATTGAGTTGGATGATGCTCTTGCCAGCAGCGCCCCCGGTGGATCGAAGCGCCGATGCAAGCTGCGCTTGTGCCTTTTCGGTCACGACGGTCGCGCTGATGAATTTTTGAAAACTAAGCGCCGTCGCAAGGCCCGCAGCCAACGCTCCGGCGGCAGCGCCGATGCGCTTCATGGCCGCAGATGTGCGAGTCTCTGTGCGTTCAGCACCGCTGGCGAAATCGTCCATATCGCGCCGACCCTTGCCCAGACCGCGTGTGTCTGCGCCAAGAACCAGAGTTGCAAAATCCATGAGGCGAATCCTTTTTGGGCGGCGTGTTGTTGTGATCCGGGCCGTAAAACGTTCAGCCCGGATCGTCGTAATCGCCCTGATCAACAGGTGCTATCGCCAGAGGATTTACCCCGGCATCCAAGCCCTTGTGGTACGCCTCACACATGGCGAAAAGCGTTTCCGCCTCCCATGGCTCGCTGATCCGCCCGCTCACGCGCGCGAATGCGTCGATGGTATCCCAGTCCGCAGCGACCTCGCCCATCCCATTACTGCGGGTCGGGCGCATCACGAACATGGCGTCGATCAGGTATTCCCCGGCGTCCAGTTTGGGCAACCCGGATGGAAAACCGCGAAGGCTTTGCATCCGGGTTTTCTTCCATGTCTTTGGCGTGGCATGGAGGTAGCCCCATTGCCGCGCCGACAGGATCAGGAGGGAGAGCCGTTTCCCATGAAGTTCGCCCGCTTGGTTGCGAACGTCATGATCTGTTCAACAAACGATTGTTCGCCGTCCTGACCGTTGATCAGTTGTGCGCCCAAAATATCGTCGATGTCTTCAAGGGTCGCAGCGCGGGTGCCGAGGTGGATGTTCTTGAAGCCCCGGATCAGCGGCTTGGCGCTTTCGACCAGCGTGCTGTGAAGATCCTCAAGCGACTGGTCGTCATGTTTCTTGTCGCCTTTGACCTTGGCCTTCTGGATCGCCCGCAGCGCAATTTGCGCCGTGCGGCTTTCGGTTCCGATCAGCGAAACAATGCAGGGTTCCTTGCGTTTCACGCCGTCATTGAACAGCAGTTCGCCAGTGGCTGGGTGCTTCAGTTGCAGATCGCGCGGGGTTTCCGCAGCTTCGCGGCTGTTGAATTTGGAAAAATCCATGTTTTAACCTTTTGGGTTCAGGTTCAAGGCGGGCCGGGGAGTGAACCAAATTCCCCAGCCCTGTCACTTCAGGGCTTGCGCCCGTCCGCGATAGATCAGGCGCGGACGGTCGCGGTGTTGATGCGCATGACGCCCGTCTGGCCCTTGTAGTTTCCGTCCGCGCGTTCGGCGTCCGCCACGTTGGCGACAACCCCGGCGTTGTATTGAACTGACCCATCTGGATCGGTAATGCGCACCGAAACCCCGATGTTGGTGTTGCTGTTGGCACGCAGGATAACCTGACCGGCATCAGCAGACGCAGTGATATAGGTGAACGGGACTTCACCGCCATCGATAGCGCCGTTGCTGTGCAGCGTGCGCCCGGCGAGCGTCGTCACGGGGATGTCAGACGACTGATCGCCGATTGATCCCCATTGCACCACATTTCCGACCACGCCAGTCCAAGTCAGCGCCGCATAGCCTGCGGCGTTGTAAGTGGCGGGCAATGCCGCGACGACGGCGATAGTCGCGCCAATGTAGTTTGGAACAGTAGTCATTTGCGTTTTCCTTCATCTGTGGGTTTTGACGCGGGGGTGCCGGGAAGCGGCAAGGAGGTTTCAGTGAGTTGCAGAACAGCCTTCGGTTCATGCGGAGTGACCGTCTGCATCACGGTCTGCTCGGGTTCTGCCGGGTCCGGGTCCGGGTCGAAAACAATGGTGATCTGCCCGGCCAAGGCGCGGCCCGACAAGTTCGGCCAGTTGTCAGGCTGGCGGATCGTGGCGTTGTCGGTGGTCAGCGTGCCCAGCCGGGGGATCACATGCCCCGTGGGCAGCATGATCGGCGCGCGTTCGTTGTTGGTGATGGTGGCCATGGATCAATTCCTCAGGATTGCGGCGACAAGGCCGGTGCCGCCGGTGATGGCGATGGCCCCTTGGCAATAGGCCCGGATGCTATCCAGCGGCACAGCGCGCGCCGCTCCGGCAGCAATGGCCCCAAACGACAAGCCCGCCGAGATGGTCACGTTTCCGATACCTGGCGCGGGCCACGTCGTGCCGCCATCGCCGTCGATTGTCGGGGTGAGCGAGCCGCCGGTAGGGTTGCGCAGCAGCAAGATGTCGCCCGGCTCGTAGGTCAGGCTGTCGGTGCCGTTCAGGGTGGTTTCGGTAAGGACGCGCGGCCCCGGCCCGCCCATTGATGTCGCGGTAATGGCTGGCATGGTTGCCGCCTCCTATGATGGTGGTTGGGATGCGCGCTGACCCCGCGCGCGTGGGGGTTTCAGTTGGCGATCAAGACGCCATGAAAGTGATGCGAACCGGCTTGTGCCACTTCTGGTTGGCGTTGAAGCCTTGGATTGGCTCGGACGGCTTGGTGATGGTGATTTCGCCGCCGCCGGTGACTGCGAGCCGCAGCCCCTTGGGGAACAGATCGGCGATGGCTTGGGCCTTGCGATTGGCGGCGTCTGTGCTGGTGCCTTCCTGCACCACAACCATTGCCATCACGAAGCCCTCGGCAATTTCAGCACCACCCGCCAGAGCGGCGTCGGTGCGGCCTGTGGACACTATGTCCAGCGCGATGAACGGCACGGTTCCCGGCGCGTTCTGGTTCGGCCATGCGATAGGCCATGTCAGCCCGCCGCCCGCCAGGCGCGCCTTGATTGCGTTCTCGATGTCGGCTTCGTTCATGACCGGACCTCGGCAACGCGCTTGGCGACGAACTCGCTGAACTTCGCGGCGTTCACGCCGATAAAGTGCCTGCCAGCCTGATTGTAGGTGCGGCCGAGACTGTCGGTTCCAACGAACCCCACTTCGATCCGGTGGGCATGATCGGCGGTCCAGCCGAACCGCTTGTAATCGCCGATCTGCATTCCCGCGATGGCGACCACATAGGCATCCGGCCCTTCCGCGTTGTCCACCGTCAGGCTGTTCACCAGTTCGGCGGTGTCACCAACCGGGATTTTGCCCTCGACAAATGAAGTTGCGCCTTGAGTGATCCCGATCTGCGTTGTCTGCGCCGCGACCAGCACATCGGAAATGCTGGACTTCATGACGTAGTTCATCTTGGCCTCGGTCGCGTCTGCCCACGCGCCAAGGTCTGCAAAGTTATATCGCGCCATGATCAGCCCTTCCGAAACTTCGGCTCGTAAACCACCGTGCATCGGCACGCGATGGAATGAGCCGCGCCGCCCGCCGGATCGTGCGGATATTGCAAAACCGCCCCGTCATCCATCGGCGGGAACTGATCATCGAAACCAACCGTAACCCCGTCCATGCGCTGATGATCCGGTCGCGGGTCTTTCAGGCTGGCGTGCTGCCACCGCTTTGTTATCGCCTCGACGTCCGGCTGATCCTGCATCTGGCGGTATGCCTCGTTGCGCCCCTGCGCCTGCGCTGTGAAGGCTTCGTTGCGCGCGATGGTATCGCCCCGCGCTTTCAACAGCCGGGCATCGTGCGCCTTGGCTATGCGCTCCACATCGGCGGCAGACAGTGCCTTGCCGTCCTTGATCGCCCGCCGCACGCTTGCATCAAACCGCCGGTCGGTGCTGGTGTAGCGCGGCTTTCCGCCCTTGAAGTATTCCCCGATCCGCGCCGGGTCCGACAGGATATCCCGAACCGCCTGCGAGCGGGCCGCACGCGGGCCGTCCAGCCCCATGATGCCACCCTCGCGGATGCCTGTGGCCTTGTTGATCGTGCCCGCCAGTTGCCGCGCTATGCGCTCCGTGCCGATGCCTTGTTGCTGCCCTGCCAAGATCAAGGCCCGGATGGGTTCAACACCCGGCGAGCCTATCTCCGTCACCAGCCGCGCGCCCATTTCCGCGATGATCCGTTCGGCCCGAGGATGCCGACCGCTGAAACTGAACGCACCGGCAAGCGCACGCGGGGCCACGACGGACACCCCGCCCGCGATGACCGCCGTCCTGATCGCCTCCTCCAGCGGAAACAGTGCCGCGCCTTCGATCCGCAGCAAGTCCACCGCGCGATTAAGATCGTTGAAACGGATGGCATCAACCAGCGCCGCGTAGTCAAGCGATGCGTGCGCCTGCCGGATTGCAGCAAGAAACGCGTCACGGATGGCAGGCTCGTACTTTGCCACCAGCGCGCGAACTTGGGCTTGCTGGCTGATCCGAGGTGCCATGTTACCGCCCCAACGTGTTCAAAGCGCCCGCGAGCCAAGCCGCCCGCAGGATCGGCAGGTAGTATTCAAACAGTGCCGGGTGCATCCGCAGAATGGACGCCGCAACCGACATATCGCCTTGATCCAGATACCAGGCGGCGCAGCTGAGTTGGGTCATGTGCCCAGCGTCAGCGAATAGAACAGATCGACCCCGCCCGTCGCCTCGGGCATCACATCGACAATCTCGTGCCAGACCCCGCGCACCTGCACCCGGTCGGCTTTCGTCGGAACAACGCCTACCGCCTCGACCATCAGCACCCGCGACGATTTGCCGATCAGCGCGCCGGTTTCATCACGGTGCCGGATGTTCTGGTCAATCGCAACCAGTTCATGCGTCGTGGGCGTTCCCGC